ATATTAAGAGCGTTTGGTAGATGGTGGTATAGGTTTATTAACTACATGATTACGTGGCAGATGCACAGAGATGCCGTTAAGCATTTAAATAGGTTAACTGATAGAGAACTAAAAGATATAGGTCTTACTCGTGGCGACATAGATCGTATGATATGGTTTAAAGAAGATAGACAAGAAAGAGGCGGCAAGAAATGAGCGACAACTACTTACCAACAGACTACCAATCATTTATACACAAGTCACGTTATGCTCGTTGGTTAGAAGCAGAAGGTAGGAGAGAGTCTTGGGGAGAGACAGTAACTAGGTACATGGATAACTTAGTTAAGCCAGCTTTAGGAGATCACCCTAAGCAGATAGCAGAGATAGAAGAAGCTATACTAAACTTAGAAGTTTGCCCTAGTATGCGCGCCCTCATGACTGCTGGTCCAGCTTTAGCTCGTGACAATACAGCAGGTTATAATTGCTCTTACTTAGCTGTAGATGATATAAAAGCATTTGATGAAGCTATGTTTATTTTGTTGTGTGGTACAGGTGTAGGGTTCTCTGTTGAAAGACAATCCATACAGAAGCTACCAGAAGTACCTGACAACATGTTTAACAGTGAAACTACTATCATTGTAAAGGACAGTAAAGAAGGTTGGGCTAAGGCTCTAAGACAACTCATAGCATTATTGTATAGTGGTGAGATACCTAAGTGGGATGTATCTAAAGTTAGACCAGCAGGTGCAAAGCTAAAGACATTTGGTGGTAGAGCATCAGGTCCAGCACCTTTGATTGACTTGTTTAACTTTGTTGTACGTGTATTCACAGAAGCTAAGGGACGTAAACTATCCTCTCTTGAGTGTCACGATGTTATGTGTAAGATTGGTGAAGTAGTAGTTGTAGGTGGTGTACGTAGGTCTGCTATGATATCTCTAAGTAATCTATCAGATGATCGTATGAGACATGCTAAGTCAGGTTCATGGTGGGACAACGATCCACAACGTGCTTTAGCTAACAACTCTGTGTCGTATACTGAGAAGCCTGACAGTTTATCTTTCATGCGTGAGTGGATGGCTCTAGTGGAAAGTGGGAGTGGTGAACGTGGTATCTTTAATCGTGAAGCATCTAAGAAGCAAGCGGCTAAGAATGGTAGACGTGATCCTAACTTTGAGTTCGGGACGAATCCTTGCAGTGAGATAATATTACGCCAGAACCAATTCTGTAACTTAACGGAGTGTGTAGTACGTTCTACAGATACAGTAGAAGACTTAGAACGTAAGGTTAGGATAGCTACAATACTAGGTACTATACAATCATCGTTTACTAAGTTCCCATACTTACGTAAGATATGGCAAAAGAATACTGAAGAAGAAAGACTACTAGGTGTGTCTATGACTGGTATTATGGACAATCCTATAATGACAACTGCAAACAAAGGATTGGAGAATACTCTTGAACACCTCAAACAGATCGCTGTCGATACTAATGCTACTTGGGCTAAACGCCTTGATATCCCTGTCAGTACTGCTATCAGCTGTGTTAAACCAAGCGGTACTGTCAGCCAACTGGTTAACAGTAGCAGTGGGATTCACGCTCGTCACTCAGCCTATTATATTCGCACTGTACGCGGAGACAACAAAGACCCCTTAACACAGTTTATGATAGACCAAGGTATACCTAATGAGCCAGATGTAATGAAGCCAGAACAAACTACTGTGTTTAGCTTCCCTATGAAAGCTCCAGAAGGTGCAGTAACTACTTCTGATATGTCTGCTATAGAACAACTAGAGATGTGGTTAGCCTATCAGCGTAGTTGGTGTGAGCATAAGCCTAGTGTGACTATTAATGTTAAGAAAGATGAATGGTTCGAAGTAGGAGCATTTGTATATAGACACTTTGATGAAATGTCAGGTGTGTCGTTCTTACCATTCAATGAGCATACTTATCAACAAGCACCTTACCAAGATGTAAACGAGAAGACATACTTAGAGCTACTAGGTTCTATGCCATCTTCTATTGACTGGACTAAACTATCAGAATACGAACAAGAAGATAACACAGCAGGTAGCCAGACACTAGCATGTTCTGGAGATAGCTGTGAGATTGTAGATCTCGTTTAATGTGGATAGTAATAACTAGAAACCAATGTAACTTCTGTGATGCCTCTTTACAACTACTAAGGGGTGTCGCAGGTAGTCAGGTAACAACATACAATGTACAGTCTCCAAGTAGTAAATGGTTATTGACTTTAATGCGTAAGTCAGGCTATACTACAGTACCTCAAATATTTAAACCAGATGGCACTCACCTTGGGGGCTATACAGAACTAAGGGAATACTTAAGTAAAAATGGCTAAGTGGAATTTAGATCAGAAACAACAACAAAAAGAAATGGGCTTCGACCCAGTTAACAAACCTGCTCACTACAACCAAGAAGGTATAGAATGTATTGACTACATTAGACAAGTGTTAGGTACTGATGGTTTTATAGCCTACTGTCATGGTAACATGATTAAGTATCAACATAGGTATAGATATAAAGCTAATCCTGTAGAAGATATGAAGAAGGCAGAGTGGTATCTTAAGCGTATGAATGAAGCATTAGCGGAGAAACATAAATGACAATAAACGAAGGAATATTACTAGGCAATCTAGCTCTCTCTGTTTACTTGGTGTGGATGATATCTAAGCTAAATCAAGATATAAAAACTCTATTCGAAGGTCTAGCAATTACTATGGATGCAGTAGGCGTTAAATAACCCCTGTAGTGGAAATATAGAATCAAAAAAGCCGTAGGCGTCCTTGAGTGGATACCTACGGCTTTTCTTTTGTTTATTCTTCTACCATCTTCATAGCTTGATGTAGTGTCTCAGTGTTTCTTCTACTCCAACCTCTACCAAAATGTTTGTAGTCGTCTAAGCTCTCATAAAAAGATTTACGTACAGTGTACACATAATCAATTATAAACTTAGGGTCTTTCTCCATTATAAGACCTAGTGTCTGTGGTCCTATAGCTCCATCAGGTGTCGCTCCTACTGCACGTTGTACAGCTTTAGCAGGTCTACCACTGCCCGAATTCACAGCCCAGTCGAAACAAGCCCAGTCTAAGCCCGATGGAAGTTGATCTCCTTTAACTCGATTCCAGTAGTTCTTCTTATAGATAGGAGCTACATCATCTGGAGTTAAGTCTCTCATTTCTTGTTCAGTAGACTCTCTGCCAATCCATTTGTCGTACACTCTCTTAGTGACACCTAAGTTAGTCATGCCACCTTTATCGTGGACGTTATTTACGTAACCCCCTTCGTGTTCAAGTAACATATGTAGGCATTTATCAAAGTTATTCTGCATGTTTATTTCTTTCCAAAGTATTTACTTACACCACGCATACCAATACTAGCACTTACAATACCACCAAGGGAATACTGATACCAGCTTGGCATGTTAGATAAAGCGGCAAACCCATCCTGTACGATTTGATTACCCCAGTCACCACAGAACGCTAGAATTAATGGAATCGAAAAGAGTAGAGTTATCCACTCGTCTTTCCATGAGTTCTCTGTAGCCTTCATAGCGGCTAGATCCCAGTCAAGTTCACCTGTCGCTATCTTCATTTTAGTTTCAGCTTCTGCTTTCTTTACAGCAGTCTTACCTTCGATCATAGTACCAGCTAAATTAGCTACTTGACCTATTAAGTTTAGTCCTAACATTAGTAGTCATCCTTCTTCTTAATATTAGTAAAACCAAAGAAGGCTGTAACTATACCAACAACTGCTATACAGTATGTAGGAGCAATAGCAGTCAAGTTATCTGCCGCAACTTCTTGCCCTAGTATATTACATATAATAATCATAACAGGATAAAGTAGTAACCCTGCTAAAGAGAACCAGACCATCTTACGCTGTTGGTCACGTTTGCTGTTCTCATCTTCTATCTGCATCCTTTTGTCGTCTAGCAGTAAAGCATCCCATTCGGATTTATCTACTGAACCGTTTCCATCCAAGTCTGCTTTTTCAAACTCACTCATTCTAATCTCCTAGTCTGCAAGGGGGTTATCTAATGCCCTTTGTAGTTTATCCATAAGTTTATCTTCGAGTTCCTTCATCGAGCCACTTTGTGATACTCTGACACGTTCTCTCTGGTTCTCAAAGCGAACTTCTGCATCATCTATCATCTTTCGTACTTTGTCTTCTGACTCACGTACCATGTCTTCTACTCTATCAGTTTGTTTTTCTATACCAAGAATGTCAGCCCTTAGTCCATTCTTAATATCACGACTATACTCAACTGACTCTTCTACCTTCTCAGATATACCTGTCACCTTAGCATCCATAATGTTCATTTGTAGTTGATATTCTTCTAGGTCAAGGCCAGCGACTGCTTCTATCTTCTGGTACAAAACAAAGCCACCGTATAAACCGCCCACAATAGTAGAGAGAAAAGCAAGTATAGCCATAATAGAACCAAACGATACTTTCATACCACCTGTCTTAAACTCACGATCTGCAAGACCGTCAATGTTATCTGCTATTTTAGTTGTATCAACCATTAGTTCTCAAACTCCATCTCACCACCAGAACTTTGTAGGTTCTTTAGTTGTTCTAGTTCATCTCGTAACTTCTGTATCTCTAACCTACGTTGAGCTAACTCTATTTGATATAGGTCGTCACAGTTTATACGAGCCTTTGGTTTATCTAAAGGTATAACAATCCTAGCATACACGCCAATATCTTTACCCCTGCTATTTGTATCTAAACCTGACAGTACACCTGTTACACCGTACTCAAGGTTTACACCCCCACCAACAGCATTACTACACCTCATGTTACCTGTCTGAAATGAATCTGACTGGTAGTTCATAGGTGGGTTAGGTAATGCTAATGAAAGGGAACTACTATCTGCTACAGCAGAACTAGCTACAAAACAAAGGGTAAATAATAATCTCATTCGGGTTCACCATCTAATCTTGAACATATCTTAGAAGAAATAAGAGTTCTAGACTTGCTAGTCTTTCTTACTTTTGACGTAGTGCATAAGTATACAGCTTCGTCCATATCCGCCTTACGTATGTATACATCAAAAGGCTTTCTCTCTTTGTATCCTATGTTTATAATTCGGTATGAGGATGCAAAAGGTATGTTCGTCCAGTTTAAATCAAACAACTCTATCTGATACCACTCTATCTCTTCCCTAGAGTTAAACAGAGACATCTCTACTTTAACTACACCATCTACATGAGAAGGCTTAACAACAGGATAAGCTGGTGTCATTTCATGTGCTGAGGTGGAAAATGAGCATAACAGAAAGAGTACTATAAGCCTACTTAGCAATACAGGTAGCCTGTACTAATGCAGTATAGACCCCTCCGACGAAAGGTTTGGCTGAACCATATACAGCACTTGATGCAGTAGAAAACCATGTTGACCCTGCAAGAGTTAGATTAAAGATGGTCGTACTACCTACTACTACTTTAGCACCATTGTATGCAGACATTCCTGACACAGAAGTTTTAGTTACAGTGGTACTACCTGTCCATGCAACCGTATCACTAAGAGTTGGTGAAGAACTAAAAGATGTAGGGTGAGTTATGTTAGCTGTGTAGCTGTCTGCTAGAGACACATCAAACCTAATGACAGGTAGAACACCACCATCAGCAGGTGTAGTGCTTAACTTACTAGCTATAGGGTTTCCATAGACCCCATCTTTAGTTGTTTGAATTACACACTTAGCTTCTACGTTACCTGTTATTGGTGTGTTTGCTAGTGCAGGTAAAGCGAGTAGTGATAGTGCTGTTACTAGATACTTCATATTAAACCTCATTTATTATACTGCATATCGACCATCTGTTCGTGCAGTATCTGTTGTGCTAAATTATTTCTTAGGGCTTTCTTGTTGTCAGGTATTGTACCATCTTGTAGTCCAGCCGCATCATTTAATGTACCACCATTTATGTTGGCATTGTAGTACATAGCAATATTAGTTTGTTGGTTGATAGCCAGTATTATGTCGTCTTGACCTTGTGCTTTAAATATAGTTAGAGCATTATCAGAAGCAGTTAGACCCATCTCTATACGTGTATCTTCCTCTTCCTCTTCTTCGTCAACTATAACTTTACCATCTTCATCATACTGAAAGTCTTCAGTCTCTAGTGTATCTGTAACTGCATCATCTTCTAGTGCATCATATACTACAACTTCTGGTAACTCTGGCATAGGCTTTACGTAACCAGCACATGAAGGATCAGACTGTGGATCATAACACTTGTCTACCCTGTAGGAGTATATAACAACTGCATCTTCCACTCTGCCCTCTCCTTCCACTTCAATCGAACCTGTACCCCAATTTGAAGCTGGAATGTTCGAAACTGGAAACGACTTTACAATGGTATTACCAGCTACCCCCG